GATAGTGGTGCTGTTCGTGCTGGTCTTCGTGAGCAGTTCACCATCAGCGGGGGAACCCAGGTATAAGTTATGGCTAAGAAATCAAAAGAACAGCGTAAGCGTGACAAAGAGCTTCGGCGTGATCGTAAAAAGCGAATGCTAGCTTTTGCCAAACAGATTGGCTATTATGTTGAAAACCCAAACTACGATCCAGAAGCTGACTCAGGTCAGGAGGCGGCAAAGCTGATAGGGGACTCATCCACTCTCAAGAAGTATGGTGCTGAGTCCATGGAAGAACTTTTTGACCGCATGGAGAGGCGAGCAATACGAGCGGGTCAATCTGCTCAAGAACAGTTGGGTCAGGTAGAAGGCGGTCAAGGAACTGCTGCTAGAACCACTCGTCAACGGTTCCAACTTCCAGTTATCGGTGGTGGATCTGCTCCACAGTTTTTCGGAGACACCGCAATCTCCCGCACAGGTTTTAGGCTATAAGATATGAACGACTCCATCAAGCATCGCTACGGTAAACTAGCCAACGGGGAACGAGAGCATTTCCTTGAACGAGCTAGAGAATCCTCCAAGCTCACGCTACCTTCCTTTATTCGTGAAGAGCATGAGCGTGGAGAGACTTTCCTATCTCAGCCGTACCAGTCAGTCGGTGCTAGAGGAGTTATGAACCTGAGCAACAAACTGCTGCTCTCACTCTTCCCGCCTAGCACTCCATTCTTCAGACTGCTCGTATCAGAGCAAGACCTAGCTCAGATCCCAGAAGAGCAGCGTGATATTGTTCGTGGAGAGATTGATGACAGCCTTCGTGAGATTGAACAAGCTGTCTACGAAACTCTAGAGAACTCTAACTTCAGAGCCAAGATCAACGAGCTAATGAAGCACCTGATCGTTGCTGGCAACGCTGTCTTCTATGTTGGTCCCAACCAGACTTTCCGTACATACAGCATGGAAGATTTTGTTGTGGCGAGAGACATTGAAGGCAATATGCTGGAGTGTATCATTCGTGAGAGAATGAGCAAAGAAGTTGCAGACCAATATGACATTAGCCCAGATGACGGAGTTCTTCCTAGCAATCAACCTGACCTACCCTCTTCAGAACAGTCAGACGAGATTCATCTATATACTTCGGTAAAGCGAGTAAAGGACGATCTCTTTGAAGTTAGCCAAGAGCTAAACGGAGTTCTGATTACTAAGCCTATTGAGTTTACAGAGGATGAGCTACCTTATCTTGTTGTCCGCCTAACTGATGCTACTGGTGAATCATATGGTCGTGGTTATGTAGAATCTGTTTTTGGCGACCTAGCTTCACTTGAATCTCTTTCCCAATCGGTTATTCAGACTGCTGCGATTGCAAGTAAAACTGTATTTTTTGTCAACCCTGGTTCTCTCGTCAGACCCAAGGCACTCGCAGAAGCAGAGAACGGTGCAGTTCTTCCAGGTCTAGCACAGGATGTAACCACTCTTCAGAGTCAGCGTGGTGTTGATCTACAGATCGTCAACAACATCATCCAAGGACTAGAGCAACGACTAGGACTAGCGTTCTTGCTGTTTGAATCTGCCGTAAGAGATTCGGAGAGAACCACAGCTTTTGAAATCAACAAGCTCGTAGAGAGCTTGGAAACTGTCATGGTAGGCACTTATGCTGTCCTCAACCAGACTCTTGCTCGCCCCTTCATTGAGCTTACGATCAAGCGTATGACTGAAGCTGGTGAGATTCCTGAGCTACCCGAATCGGTCAAGCTCATCATCAGCACTGGCGTTAGCAACCTTGGTCGCTTGTCAGAGCTAGATAGACTACAACAGTTCGTAAGTCTCACCATGAATGCTGTTGGTCCTGAGATTGCATTCCAACTTATCAACCCTGAAGAGCTAGTGAATCGTATCGCTACTTCAGTAGGGGTTGAGAAGAAGGGGCTTGTCAAGACTAGCAGACAACTAGCTGAAGAACGAGCTATCGCTGAAGAACAGGCTAGACAACAAGCCATGCAAGAACAAGCCATGCAAGCTGCTCAACTCTTGCAGCAACAGACAGCACAAGATCCTGAGCTTGCTCAGAACATTGCAAATGCAGCACAGGATCTACAACAACAAATCCCCCAACAATAGATTATGTCCAAACATCACATCAATACACCCGATCCGTCAGAAGCGGTCTCTCATACTTTCACAGAAGAACAGGCAGAAGCCAAAGGTCTAACTCCTGAAGAAGCCGCTGCCTGGAACCAAATGGTTGAACAAGGTACTACCAAGCCAGATCCGAAGGAACAGTTGTTTCAAGAGCAGTTTGGTAAGTATATCAATCCAGAGCAGCCTACCCAAGAAGAGCCAAGTCTCCTAGCTGGTAAGTATAAGACTCAAGAGGATCTTGAGAAGGCTTACCTAGAGCTACAGAGCAAGCTAGGTCAAAAGGATTCGCCAGAATCGGCAAAAGAAGAGCCAGTTGCCCAAAACGAGGAAACCTCTCAGGCTCCAGAATGGATGTCCCAAGAGTTTGAAGAAGGCACTCCTGGCTATGCTATCCAGCAAGCGAACAAAGATTTCCTTGAGAACGGTCAGATTTCAGACGAAACCTTCGCTGCTCTAGAGCAAGCTGGTATTCCACGCGAAGTAGCTGAGACCTATGCTCAGAACGCTCAAGCAGAGCTAGACAAAGCATACGCTCAGGCTGCTCAGGAAGACGCTGGAGAGGCTCAAGAGCTACAGACCATCGTGGATAACCTGGGAGGTCCAGAGGCTCTGAGAAGCGTCCAGGAGTGGGCTGGTAAGAACCTAAGCAAAGAGGAGCAGGATTATGTGGACAACATTGCTGAGAATGGCACAGTCCAAGATATCGGCTTCCTCTACAAGCAGCTTCAGGCTCGTCAACAAGCCGCTGCAAACACCCCCGCTAAGGAAGATCAACTCGTGAAAGGACAAGGCGTTGTTCAGAATGCAACTGATGTCTACCGCTCACGAGAAGAAATGCTACGAGACCAAAAAGATCCTCGCTACAAGAGCGATCCTGCATTTCGTAGTCGCGTCTATGCCAAACTAAGTCGTAGCCGCATCTAAATCGTGTAACTTGAAAAGCCCGTTGGGTTGCTGTCTACGGACAGTCCTTCGGACACCTTGGAAAGAGAGCGATCTTTTACCTAACGCTACATTGGTAGCAAAAATACTCCGCAAGGAGAACAGTCTCCACTGGGGACTATAAACCCTAACTAATAAAGTTTTACTACTATGGCTCTAAGCGACAACCTCGCTATTCCAGGTAATGCTTTCAACACTGCTGAGGACCGCACTGAGCTAATGCTCAAGGTTTTTGGTAACGAGGTACTTGATGCTTTCCTTACCACCACAGTTGCTAAAGGCACTACCATGTCTCGCCGCATTGAAGCGGGCAAATCCGTCCAGTTCCCACTGATCGGTGACCACACTGCGAAGTTCCATACTCCAGGTGAATCTCTGATTACTGGTAGCTATGACGGCGTAATCAACCACGATGAGTCAGTTGTCGTTATTGACAAGCTGCTCGCATCACACTCATTCATTGATGATCTTGAAGAGGCTATGCTTCACTACGATATTCGTGCGCCCTACGCACGACAGATGGGTAACGCAATCGCTCGCCAGCATGACGAACTAGTTTTCGCTTCTGCTGCTCGTGCTTGTGGTCTAGCTGACAGTGGTGAAGAGTTTGAGGCTGCTTCAGGCGTTGATGGCAACGGTCCTGCTCGTGTCCAGATCGCTACCATTGCTTCTGGTTCACTCGCTAACATCACTCCTGCTCTACTACTAGACGCTATTCGTGATATGGCTGCTGCTTTTGATAAGCGTAATGTTCCTGCTGAAGGTCGTACCCTTATCCTTCGTCCCGAAGAGTACTATGTCCTAGCTTCTGAAGATAGCAACCTAATCTCACGCGACTTCACTACCGCCAATGCTAATGGCATTGATACTGGTCGTGTTCTTCGTGCGTATGGTTTTGATCTAAAGATGAGCAATGTTTGGGGTAACACTCTGGCTAATCAGAACTACTCCGCTGTAACTGCTGGCACTCCTCGTAACGATACTTACACTGGTAACTATAGTGGTTTCGTTGCTCTTGCCTATGGTCAAGAAG